GCAGCGGAGCGAGCGCCTGCAACGCCACCCCGAGGGGAGAGAACATCGACAGCGCCTGGAAAATCGGGCCCACGTCGATCCCACCGTCCAGCATGTTCCGCAGGAACTCGAACGCCGGCGCGAGAAAGTCACCGATCTTCTCACCGACACGCCCAGCGACATCCTCCAAAGGGCCGAGCGCGGCCGTCAACGCCTGCAGGGTCGGGGCGAGCTGCCCGAACACCCCACCGAGCAGTCCCGCACCGATGCGACCGAGCGCTGCCTGCACGTTCGCGAGCGCACCCCGGAACGTGTCTCCCGACGACAGCGCGGCACCACCGAGGGTGTTCTGCATCACCTGGGCGAAGTCCTCGAACGAGACCTTCCCCTGGGAGACCATCTTCTGGGCCTCCTCAGTGGAGACCCCGTACATCTCGGCCAGCTTCGTCAGCACCGGGATACCCCGGTCGCCGAGCTGCGCGACTACCTCACCGGTGAGCTTCCCAGTACCGGCGACCTTCGCGAAGATCGACCCCATGTCGCCCATGTCGGTGCCGGCGATCGTCGCCGCATCCGCCACCAGCTTCAGGGTCTTCTCGAGCTGCTCACCCGGCCTGATGCCCGCGGCGACCATCTGCCCCGCAACACCAGCAGCCGCGTCCATCCCGAACGCAGTACCCCGAACGGAGGCGAGCGCGTCCTTCATGATCGCGTCGACCGAACCGGCGTCGTGGCCGAGGCCGGTGAGCTTCGCGCGCGCCTGATCCAGCGCGTCCAGGCGGGCGAAACCCTTCGTGAACGCCGCCGTACCGACCGACGCGACCTTCCCGAGCACGTTCAGCGCGGGCTGCACCAGCCCCGCGGTGAGACCAGCGACAACCGCCTGCCCCATCCCGGACCCGGCACGCTTCGACACGCCCTGCACGTCACTGCTGCCGAGCGCCGCCTCGATGGACTTCTTCGCGCCCGGCATCTTCACCTGCAGCGCCACGTACGCGTTCGCGATCTCGATAGCCTCAGCCACGGCCACCTCCTCGCGGGGTCAGGGTTGTGCGCGCCTCGCAGCCCGCCGCTGCATCGCCTCGTACTTCGCCGCCGCCCGCTCGGCCTCACGCTCCCGATCAGGGGCGAACGCCGGCGGCTCGACAGGTTTCGGCCGGTTCCGGCCCTCTTTCGCGTCCTTTGTCTGCATCCACGCGAGTTCCCGCACATGCAGGTCCACGTACGTGAGCAGACGCGTCTCGTCAGACCACGCAGGCGGCCCGCCGATCGCCCGCCACAGCGCGCACCCGGGCGGCAGCCACGCCGTGTACTCGGCCAGCGCGATCACCCCGCACCCGGGGTGGTCCAGGTCGATCCCGTACTCAGCCCTGAGCGACGCCCTCAACGCACCGCGGTGGTGCGTCCAGGCGTAGCTCAGGGTCAGGATTCCGGGGCGATGGCCTCCAACAGCTCCTGCATGAAGTTCGTGCCGTCCATCACGGACACGCGCCCCGTGTCCGGGTTGCGCAGCGCGTCCATGACCTGCTTCCACTGGTCACCGACCAGGCGACGCAACGGGGCCGTGAGCAGGGCCGCGTTCTTCTCCAGCGTCAGCCGACGCAGGTCGTCCATGAACTCGAAGTCGTCGAGCGCGTCGTCGGGGACGGTCACCGTCACCCCACGCAGGGTCACCTCACGCCCACCGGGAACCTGCTTCACCTTCGGGGCGGGCGGTTTCCGGTCCTGCGGCTTCTTCGCAGTCATTCTTGGCTCCTCACACCTGGCTCAGAGGATGAAGGGGGCGGGTGGGGGGAGCCAGGAAACCCCACCCGCCCCCAGTCGTCAGGACGCGGCAGGCGCGACCGTCACATCCGGGGTCGTGCCACCGGTCAGCTCGCCACCGTCCGCGGCGAGAACAACCGGCACCGGGAACGTGATCTTCACCGACCCGGACGCGGACACACCGCTGATCCCGGTCACACCCGACAGCGCGTTGATCGCCGCAGCGATCGCGGTCGTGTTCGCGTTGTGCGCAATACCCGCGGTCCAGAACCCGTTGACCTGCAGCTTGTACGTGCCACCCGTCGGGGAACCAGAGACGGTCAGATCCCACTCCTCCGACGCCAGCGGCCCGACCGCCTCGTAGGTGTCGTAGTCGCCGACGATCTCCCCACGGAACGGGAACCCGGCGATGTCCGAACCGGCGTACACACGGTCACCGTCCGGGGTGATCTCGAACCGTTCGATGCAGTGACGCTCCTTCACGGTCACGTCGTCCGCGTCGAAGATGTCGATCACCGCAGTCATCGCCGTGACCTTCTGACCGGAGCCGCGGCGCACCTTCCGGACACCGTTGGTCACGTCGACGGACTTCTCGTCATACCGGAGCTTCTTCGTCAGCGGCTTCGACTCGAGCGCGTGGAACCCGATCGACGTACCCGGGGTCTCGATGCGGGTACGGACCACCTTCTGGCCCTGGTGCCCGCGGATCTCCGACCGGGAACCGCTGAACGTCTCCGTGATGCCGTCCGAGTGCAGCCAACCAACGTCCTCGAACGCGGCGCTCAGCGCACCGTCGATCGACGTCGGCAGGGGCGTCCCCAACGGTGCGAGGTAGATCGCGTCCTTGTCGTTGCCAAAAATCCGAGCGTTGTCGGGATTCACGGCCATGTTGTCTCCTCCGAGATGTGAAGCCGGACCATGGCCGGCATGAGAAAACCCCCACCGGTCGGTGAGGGTCAGTTCAGGAAGTCTTCCGAGTCGCCCGGGTCGTGAGCTGCAGCAGCACACTCACCCGCGCATGTTTCGAGTCAGGGTCGGGATCCCAGTACGTCGACAGCACGTCAACGCGACGCACCAACGGCAACCCGGCACGGTCGTTCAGCAGGAACCACGTCAACGACCCCGCGAGTTCAAACGCGGCAGCTTTCGACCCGGCCCACGCGCCGAGCGTGACCTGCGGTTGCTCCATCACACGGTTCAACACCGGCCCCCCGGTGCGTTCCACAGTCACGAACACGTCAGGACGCGGTTTCGGGACACCGCCGTACACGTCAGCATCAACACGTGACTCATAGAAGCCGATCAGCAACTTCACCGGGTCCGGCAGTTCAACGCGCGGCATCGAGCGACCTCGTCAATACCTTGTCGCGGGCCTCAGCCCGCATCCCGCGCGCGTTGACCGGCTGCACGTACCCGCGCGCCACCCACCGGTGCGGTCGAGACACGTACTCGAAATCCGGGCCAGCCGCCGCCGCGATCGCCCGCCCCTTCTCGTCCACCTTGTCCTGCACCGGCTTCGACCGCATCAACTTGTTCAGAGCAGCGAGGTTCAACCGCACACCAGTCATTACCCGTCCACCCCCAACAACTCCACCGGCCGGTTCCAGTCCCCCGGGGTGTTCGCATCCGTGTACGGTTGCGGGTCGCCCACAACCTCCAACGGTTCACCGCCGCGTACGCTCACACGCGCACCAGCAAGGGAACCGGTGAACGTCTTCGGGAAATGCAGCGTCCACGCGATCCGGTCAGCGTCCGGCCGCTCCGCCCCCAGATCCGACCGCGGCCCCGGCGCGACCAACACGTTCCCCACCGTCGCCTGCGTCTCCGTAACGACCGGCATGTTGTACCCGTCCTCACCGGTCACGGCCCAGGTGTATACCGTCACCGTCTCCCCAGTGATCACGAGTCCTCCACGTCAGAGCGCATCGGAATCGTGAACGCGACAGCACGACCGCATCCCAACAACTGCTTGTCCTGCTTCGTCAGGTACAGGTCACCGGTCGGGTTCGCGAACTGTGTCGTCTGCTGATACGGGCCAGCGCCCTGCTGCACCGATGTCACGCCCACCACACCCGCGTCCCCAGCAGCCATCGCCCGTTTGACCATCTCGCAAGACACGATCAGCCGCGCCGCCGACTGCTGGTCCGTCAACTCCGCGGGAGGCGGGCACGCGGCGTCGATCCGTGTCGCCGCGTCATCCAACAGCACACCGGCGCGGGTTTTCTCGGCTCCTGAGAGGGCGCGCCACCGCGCCTCGAGGTCAGTGACCGTTGCATACGCCATGACGCGCCCTCTCTTCCGCGGATCAGGAAATGGTGCCGTTGGTGAGCTTCACGAACCGGTTCAGGTCCCGGATCTGGAAGCCGATCTCGATCTCGGCGCGGACAGCGAACATGTTCCGCTGCCACAGGTTGATGACGTTCGGAATCTCGACCTTGCCGGTCGCAGTGCCCGACGACGGGGTAACATCCACGTCCACCTCAACAACACCGTCCGTAATGGACGCGTTGTCGCTGATGCTGATCTGGATGCCCTCGACGGTGCCCCAGTACGCGGACGACCAGTCACCGGCGAAACCGATGGTGGCCGGCGACCCCGAAGCGTAGGTGCCCTGCGAGTAGGACACCGGCTCACCGAGGAGCTGCGGAACGCTCGAACCGTTCTGGATCGACTCGAGCAGCAGCGGGCGGCCCGTCGTGTCAACCTGGCCGAGCAGCAGACCCTTCGCCTGCGACGACAACGCCCAACCGTTGAGGCTCCCGCCGGCGTTCGCGACGGTGGTGTACGCGGTCACAAGGCCGCTGTAGGTGTTCTTCTTCGCCTCGGAGGCGTGCGGGGCCAAGGCAACCGCAGTCGCACCGCCGAGCTGCGCGAAGTTGCCACCAGGGGCACCGGTCGACGCGAACACGGTCCCGTCGAACTTCTTCGCCAGCACGCCCGGGAGCCGGCGCACGCACTCGTTGTAGAGCGCGTTCGCGTCACGACGGAACTCGTCCGAGAACGGAACAATCACCGCGAGCTTGTACGGGGTGATGCTCTTGCTCGAGAACGAGGGGCGCGACACCGGCTTCTCGTCGGTCTCGTCGACCCAGTCAGCGGTCGGGTCACCCGACAGGATCGGGATCGTCTTGCCGGGGCCGGGAAGGTCGATACGGGTCGCGAGCTGCTGCACAGCAGACTGCTCCTGCATGTTCGACCAGATCTCGTCAGAGATCTCCTTGGGGAGCTGAACACCGGAAGTCGTCCGGTTCACATCAATGCCAGCCATTGGCTAGCTCCTTTCAGTCAAGTCCAAGCGCCTCAGCGAAGGCCGCAACCTTGCCGTCGCGCGTTGTTGATGGCGTCTTCCCCTGAGTGGGGATGACCGGGCCGCGGGGCTTGTCGCCTCGCCATGCGATGAGCTGTTCTGCGAACGCCTCAAGGTCCTCAACGGACCCAGACTTTGGCCCAGCAAGCAGCTCCGTGGGGAGTTGCTTGGCCGCTGCCACTTCGGCTCGGTTCGCGCGCTGCTCAACCTCGGCTGCCCGACGCTCCGCGGCAGCAAGACGCTCCTGCGCCTTCTGCTCCTCGGTCTTGTCGCGGTCCTCGATCTCCTTGAGCCGCGCAGCGAGTTCCTTCGCCTGCTTCTCTGCGGCCTCGCGCCGCTCACGCTCCGCAATCAGTGCCTTCTTCCCCGGCTCGCGCAGCGGCTCATCCTTGGCGCCCTCTACGGGCTCATTAACGGCCTCCTGCTGCTCCGGCTCAGTCACTTCGTCGCTCATCACTCACTCTCCGAATCGCTCGGGTAACTCCCCCGCGGCCTCGCGCGTTGGGGACAACAAAAACCGGCCTCTCAGCCGGTCGGTTTCAGTGGACGTGCCCATCCGTGAACTGGTCAGGGAACAACTCCCGCATGTGCGACAGGATCACCTTCGGATCGCTGCTCTGGGCCGCATCACGCGCCACCAGATACCGGTCGTACATCGCATCCGGGTCATACCCCTCGATATGCGCCGAGTCACGGTCCCACTGCGCCACGATCTGGCAGTCACAGTCATTGTGGAACTCATCCGTCAGGCCAGCGGTTTCCTTCGTGACGTACACGAACCCGCGAGACGCCATCAGCGAGCAGAACGCGCATGTCACAGGCCCAGACGGCACGCGCGCGAACCGCGGACGCAACGGGTCCAATGCCACATTCCGGGCAACCGTCTGCCGCCCCGAATACGCCACGAACCGTTGCACCGAGCCCTGCAACCCAGCCAGCGCCTTTGCCTGATCCTCGGAGAACAACGCGCCAGCGTGATACCGCACAGCGCCCTGCACGCGGGCCGCATCCGCCCCATCCACTGTCAACGCCAGGTAGGAACTGGGATGAACCTGCTCATACCACTCAGCGGCAGCGATCGACGCGAGATCCCCGTACTCACGCACCAGGATCGGCACAACCTCGAGCAGTGCATCGCGCACCGCTTCAGGTCGTGACAGATCCAACGTCGCGAAGAAACCAGACAGCTCACTTCGAGCCATCCGCACCAACTCACGTTGAGCGGCCGTCAACCGGTCAACATCACGCCTCGTCGTCACCAGTCACCGCCGGTTCCCCAGATCCGCCCGGCACCCGCTGCCCCTCCTGTCGGGCCAGTGCACGCTCAAGCACAGACGCCCCAGATGCGCGCCGCTTATCCGACAGCAACCGTGTGATCTCTGCCTGACTGAACCCAGCGAACTGCAACGCCACCTCGGACTCAGCAAGCCAAGGGAACACCGAAGCGAGCTTCGTCAACGCGTCAGCGGACGCCGCCGGCGACGTGAACGCGGGATTCACCCACGCCACATCAAGCCCACGCAGCTCATCCGAAACCTCACCCTTCCCGTCCCGAAGCTGCACAATCCGCTGCCCGACACGCCGCAACGACGCGGTGAACACCTTGTTCTGCTTCGTAGCCATGTGCACGAGTCGACGATCGTCCGCGTACATTGCTTCCGCGGAAGATGGGTTATCCGTCACGATCCCCAAAGCGTTCAACGGGACACCCGTTGCGCCAGAGAACTGCGACGCCAGCAACCGGTAATGTTCCTGCAACGGCTGAGTCGTCATCTGCGGGAACTGGCCGACCTGCGGAACTTCACCGTCCTCGTCGCGCGTAATCGCGAACCACGAATCAATCGCAGCCGCCCACTTCCCACGAGAGAACGCGTCCTCCGCGACCCCAAGCGCATACATCCTCGGCACCGCGTAAAAGTCGCTCGCGATCTCGTTCCGCACAACCGCCAGCAAGGCCCGATCCGTGAGGTTCATCACCGCACGCGAGATCCGGGACCGGCCGAACGGCCGCGCCAACGTCGGCGCATACGCCAGCGGCTCCGCAAGCACCTCACCCAGCGGGTTCTCGCGACGTTCCGCCGCCCACGCACCAGACGGGCGACGCCGCAACGTCACCACCGCATGCGGGAACAACACGTCCATCTCGGTCGGGTTGCCCGACTCGTCCACGTCAGTCACGCACAGCAGGTCACGAATGACCCGGCGGCGAGAATCCCAACGCGCAGCAGTCCACAGCGCCTCGCGCGCCATCACCACTACCTCTGGCTCGCCAGCCTGCACATCACCCAGCGCCGTCGTCACGAACGAACACGAATGCGTGTAGGCCGACTCGATCGCCGCCGGCAGCTCGAGGTCGAACCGGTTGTCGTCCAGAACACCCTTCAAATCGAACGGGTCCTGCGCGGCGCCCGGGGCAACGAACCCGTCGAACACCGACCGCTCAGCAAGAGACGTGACAGCCTTCTCGGGCCAATCAGACACGGCCTCAACACGGGCCATCGCCTCAGCGGGAACATTCGGCGACGGCTTCACCCTCACCTTCATGTCCCTGTACCGCGACCGCAACCGGTTCCGTGGGAACTTACCCTGCCAAACCTGATACAGCCCACGGATCGCGTCAAGCTCATCGTCATACACCCCGGCAATGAACGCTGGCGCGGACCACACCCCTGCGAATGAGGTCATATCAGCACCTGCTTCCTCCCGGGTCGCCGCTTCGCCGTCCTCGCAGCCCAGTAAGCGGCACACCATGCCTCAACCGGCGTCTCATCACCATCAGGGACCGTCGACACCCAACCCCACTGGCCCGACGCACCCCGCCGCTTCGCATCACACACAGCGACCGACGCGTCCAGCACATCACCCACAGCTCCAACCGGATGCGTCACCAGCTCAGACCTGATCGCGTCCTCAGCCATCGTGTTCGCTGCGAAATACTCCGCGGTCGACATCTGACGCACCACCCGATCCGGCACCCCACGCTCACGCAAAGCCACCTTCAACGCGGCCCCAGCAGCACCGACAATCGCGATCATCGCCACATCCCGCCACCGCTCCGCCAACCAATCAGCCAACTGCGACACGCCAGCATCCGTCGCACCCGAATAAGCCGCCACCAACTCCACATGCACACCACCGTCATGCTTCACAGCACCAGCAGTCGACACGCGCGACCCATCCAAGCTGAACGCCACCGCAAACGACCGCACCCCATCAGACGGAGCCGCAGACGTCGCCACCGACCCCCAGAACTCAGCCGACCAACGGCGCGAACCCTCAGCGTCGTCATCCCACACACCCAACGCCTCACGACGCCACGACTCATCCGAAGGCAAGTTCTTCCGCAACCGCAGCACCGACCGATGCGGTGTGCGATGCGGATACGACGGGTTCGCCAACTTGATCTGCTCAATATCGTCCACGCCGGGGCCACCAGGACGCCCCACGTTCTTATCAGCCGAGCACTCGATATACAGGGCATCTTCACCCTCAACCGGCAGGAACGGCTCACCAGCGAAAGCCAGAGCCTCACGCCGCCGGGCCTTGAAAGCCTCGCCCGGGTCAACCGGCCGCGGCGGAGTGCCCATGAAGAACAGCAACGCCCCCGACTCAAACCGCGACTGGTTCGTCGCCGCCACCATGTCCTCAAGCGCCTTCTCCGTCAGAATCTGCGCCTCATCGAACACCTCAATGTCGACCTCATCGAAACCACGCCCGAAACCGCCTTCACGGGCACCGAACATGATGACCGAACCGTTCGTAAACCGGATCTCCTGCTCACCATTCACCGACCGGATCGCAGCAATGAACGGCATAACCGTCTTCCGCCCCGCGAACTGCTTCAACGACGTAAACGTCTTCGTCGCAGTCTTCGTGCGATGCGCCGTCCACAACACCGTCAGATTCGGGAACAGCGAGCACAAGGCGAAAATGATGCGGCTCACAAGGTACGTCTTCGCAACCTGCCGCGGGATCGACAACGTAACACCGCCAACAGTGGCCGCATACTCACCGTTCGCACGCTTCCCAAGGATGAGCGTGCCCGCGCCGCGTTGCCACTCGTCGAACGAGTCACCAAACTCGCGAATCCGCGCCTCAACCTTCGGAAACCCAGAAGTGACGATCCCCGAAGGCATCACCACATACCGGGCAACCTCAGATAGCCGCCTTGTCGAACGGTCGGTCCTCAACGTTGGAGGCATCGTTCTTCTCCTCCGCCGCCTGACGCATCAGCGCCTCAATCTCCTTGGAGACCTCGATCTGCCGCCGCGACAACGCCGCCAAATCCCGCGGCGACGTGTTCTCGTTATCCAACGCC